TTTAATATGGATTCGTTGTAATGAATTAGTCCAACAAGGACATAAAACAGCTATGATGTTCATAGATGATTGGAACGAACCCGCAAAATCAGTATTGAAAGAGAAAATATTTACGAAAATGGACTAAATAGATATTTATTCTTAGGAGAAAATTATGTCAGTTCAAACAACAATAGAAAGTTATTTAAATTATATTACGGGAAGTGCTGGTGGTTGGCCAGCAAATACTAATACCGCAATCTTTGCAGGTGTTGATTATATTAAACAAGAAACCACAGATAATATTTATCTAAATGAAATGAATACCGCTTGTGGTATGTATGGTTCTTATAATGAACAAACAGCGTCATTTAATCTGATTGCAGATTATGCAAATGAAAAAGGTTGTACAACTGCATATATTTATGGTCAAGATGATGTTGTAAAACAAAATCCTTCATCATTTCAAGAACCAATAATTAGTGCAAGTTTCGCTAGACATAATATTTCAGTAAATTTTGAGTATGCTGAAAACACTTCACTAACATATTTCGCCCAAAGAGGGAACACAGACCATTTAGACAAGTTCCATTTGTGGATGCAAACACCTTGGTTTAGTGATGATAATTTATTAGAAATAGTTAGTGGTTCGTTTAATAAAACACCATTTAGAACTATACTTTCAAGTTCACCAGTAAGTTCAAGTTTAATTCCAATATTTGATACAGGTTCTTTTTCAGACTCAAATGCATATCACCCAGATTTTGTGATTAAAAATCCGGATAATGACGGAACTTCTTATGATAATAGTATATTGTTTCACAAGTATATCGCAGAAAATCCTACTTATCAAAATGCAGTCAGTAGTGGTTCGTTGATTGAAACTTACATTGTTCCGAGTGGTTCTACCGTAGGAACACAAGGATATTTAAAATCACCAAAGTATGAATATTTAATGACACCAGATAGACAAATACTGGTTAAGAAAAAAGATAAGTTAGATGTTTCAATGGCACCTAAGTTTGTATTGAGTGGAGACAGGTATCATATGCAGAACGCATTATTATATTCAACACCGAGTGGTAGTAATATTAGAATGTTTGATGACTCTCAAAAACAAGTTCAAGATGTCCAAGTAGGTGATGTTGTAAAATCTTATCTACCAGTTGGTATGCCGGATGAATTTTTCTTTGAGGATTGGTTAAGTTATTCCACGACAGATTTGAGTGGTTCAACAGCATCAGGTTCAGTTGTTGTAAGAACTTACCAAGAAGACTATTACGGATACTACTTACTTAATGGTAGTATAAAAGTTCCGGTTATGAAACAATCTATGATGAAAGGTGCGAGATACTTTGTAAAACAAAGTGATACTTGGAGTTGGGTAAAACCTACGAATATTTCAGTTGGAGATTATCTTTTTGACAAAGACGGAAATGAGGTTGAGATTACATCAAAAACAGAAGTCGCACAAGAAGAAACATTTTATTCATTAGATGTAGAGGATATAGATACATACTTTACATCAGATATATTGGTTCATAATATTCCACCAGGTAAATGTTTTACAGGTGACACAATGATTACATTATCAGACGGAACTTATCACAAAATTAAAAACATTGAGTTGGGTGCGAAAATAAAAACCTATGATGTAGAAAGTGGTAAATTACAAGACTCAATAGTTTTAGAGGTTGTAAAAATTCTTCACGATAATTTAGTAAAATATAAGTTTGATGATAATACAGAAATTATGGCCACAGATGACCACCCGTTTTATGTTGATGAAAATTATAGAACATTAGATGTGGGTGATGAAGTTTTAAATGATGAGTTAAACAAAATTAAAGTAGTTAGTGTTGAAAAAATTGACGGACTTATAGAAACATACAACATTAACAGAACAAATAACGGCAAGAATTATTTTGCGAATAGGGTTTTAGTATCAGATGAGTCAGAAACAGAATAACGACTTTTTATATTCAGTTCAAATTCCAAACTTTTTATCATCAGAAAAATGTGATGAATTATTAAAAGACATAATGGAATCAGAACAAGATGTGATTGGTTGTGTTGGAGATGAACAAGGAAAAAATGCAGTCATACCAGAAATTAGAAAAACTAATGAGTGGTATTTATGTGAACAAGAAGAAAACCAATTCAGACCAACAAAACCAAACAAAGATTGGAAATGGTTACAGGACAAAATGTTTCAAATGGCCAATATTGTAAATGATAAAGTATTTCATTTTGATATTGATGGGTGTGATAATGAATTAAAATTAATAGAATACACAAAGGGTGGTTTCTATGGTTGGCACACAGACTTTAATGCAGGAACTTGTTCAGTAAGAAAATTAGTAGGGATAATCCAATTAACAGACCCGAGTGAATATGAGGGTGGAGATGTTCAATTTGGTATCCAAGACAAAGACACAAAAGAGTGGTATTCAATGAACAAACTAAAAGGTTCATTAACTTTCTTTCCGGCATTTCTATGTCATAATGTTGTTCCAGTCAGTAAAGGTAAACGATATGTAATTCAAGAATTATTTATCGGAGACCACTTCAAATAGGATAAAAATGTATAAACCAATAGATATGGATAGTTTGAAATTAAACAATAATTTCAAATGGGTAATAACAAAAGATGACTTCTTTACGAAAGACGAGTGCGATTATATCATTAACAAAGTAAATAAAAATTCTGAAAGAAAGAAAACTAAATATTACGAAAAAGAAGATAGCATTTGTTTATTAAACATTAACAAAAACAACGAACAAAAATACTTAGATAAATTTTGGGAAGTAATATCAGTAGCAAATCAAATACATTACAAATATGATATCAAAGGTATTTATAGAAATAGAATACAATGTCATAGATATGATGTAGGAGATTGGTATAATCCACACTCAGATTTTTATCCAATAGACCAATTCAGTTCATTAAAATTAACTTGTATCGTATCATTAAATGATGATTATGAGGGTGGAGAGTTTAAGTTGTTTGACGGAAAAACCATAGAACAAAAACCAGGTAGATTAATTATTCATCCGGCATTTGCAGGACATCAAATTACCGAGATAACAAAAGGTAAAAGATATTCTTGTGTTGCTTGGGCAGTTGGAGATACTTTCGTATGATACAAAATGATAACTTTAAATTCGTGGTTCATAGAGAGAACTTTTTATCAGTTAGTCAATGCCAGAAACTAATGAGATACTTAGAAACAGGCGAACCAACTGAATCTGAACTCGCAGGTAATTATGATGAGAATATATTGAACAAAGAGGTTCGTGATAATAAAGAGGTAGTGATTAATAATAAACAATTAAAAGACAAACTACAAATGGTATTTGAATTGTCTAATCAATCTATTTGGAAATACAATATACAAGAAATGGAAAAAGTAAAAATATTACGATATGAAAATGGTGGTAAATACAAATGGCATACGGATTGTGGTTCAAAAGAAACTTCATTAAGAAAACTAACTGCCATTGTTCAGTTATCAGACGAAACAAAATATGAGGGTGGAAACTTAGAGTTTGGTATCACAGATAAATCAGGTAAAAATAATTACACCGCACCAAGAACACGAGGAAGTATTACGATTTTTCCAGCGTTCTTATCACATAGAGTTACACCAATCACAAAAGGTAGAAGATATTCATTGATAACTTGGATGTTAGGAGATTGTTTTGTATGAGAATAGCACTATGTATATGTCCACAATGGTCGGTTCAAACACCTTCTTTTGCAATCGGTAGTTTAAAATCACACATCAATAATAAAGATGTCGTTGTAGAGCAAATAGATTTGAATATCTTATCGTCAATCTATACGAAAGAAAAGAACATAGAAAAGTTTTGGGATTGGGGTAATGACACACCTTGGAATTCAGAAACAAACTTTCAAACAGAAATACTACCTTATTTTAAAGATTTGTGGCACGAGTATATTGAAATTCTTTCAACATATGATATTGTCGCATTCACTACCTACACATCAAACATTATCACAACAGACTATATTGCCAGATATGTGAAACAAATAAATCCAAAGATACAGATTTGGTATGGTGGCCCTTACTCTTGGTATTCGGAGTGTGGTGGATTAGTTGAGAAAGATAATTATAGAGAGTTTGTTGATATCGCTTGTGGTTCTAATGACGGAGAAAGAATTATATCTGATTTAGTAAATAAATACATAGAGGACGGACACTATGAAAACATTAGAGGTATTTATCGTTGGGATAAGATATCACCAAGTTTTCCTACGGTATTGAAAAAAGGTCGTAGTGGTAGAACACCGGTATTTAATGGTGGATTATTACCACAAAATTTAAACGAGTTAGAAACACCAAGTTGGGACAAAAGTGTGATTGATGATTACAGAAAGTTGGCAGAACTATTTGACTTGGAAGTTACACTACCAATGCAAACTTCAAGAGGTTGTACTTTTAAATGTACATTTTGTAGTGAAACAAGATTATATCGATATAAAAACAATGAAAAAATAGTTGACGAAATGAAAGGATTAGAAGAACAGACTGGCATTAATAACTTTTGGTTTACTGATTCATTAATTAATGGGTCAATGCCTAATTTTAAAAAATTTGTAGATAAGTTGCAAGAAGAAACAGATAATGGAAACATACCAAAAATGTATTGGGGTGGACATTTCAGAACACACAAGAAGTTGGACGGAGAATTGTTGACAAAAGCAGTTAATGTTGGATTAAATTATATGAATGTTGGAGTTGAGAACGGAGTAAATAAAATATTAGCACTAATGGAAAAAGGACAAACTTCTGATGATGTTAGTCATTTTCTAAAATCCGCCCACGAAAGTAATGTATTCTACAACGCAAATTGGATTCCAGGTTATCCAAAAGAAAACCATATGGACTTTATGTTACAATTAAAATTCTTGTATGACAATCACAAATACTTTACCAACAACGGATTATTAAATCTAATGCAATCAACAGATATTTTAGACCACACACCTTTAGATGTTTATAAAGATGAATTTGATGTATCGAAAGAAAAAACCATACTAAACTCTTGGACTTCAAATGATTATAAAAATACATTGATGATTAGACATTTGAGAGCTTTTTTGATTGAAACATTATTAAAAACTTTTAAATTTACAAAAGAGGGAGAGGATTTGATTGGAGATGATTTTTCATATGCCACACCAAAAGAAAAGGGTGGAAAACCACCATATTATAGGGCGAGAATTAGAGAAAATGCATTACAAGTTGATAAAATTAAAGTTGAGTTAAAAGAGGAAAAAGATAATAGTATATTTACAAATGAGTTTTTATTATCAACAGAACAAAACAATATGGTTGATACGATAGAAAATGAAATCATAAAAACAATCAAAGGTTTCGCTTGGGTGTTGGTAAATATTTCAAACAAATCAGATATTAATTTTATCATTAGAGATAATTTTAAAGGGTATAACTTAAAAGACTCAAACTTCAATTGTAATTTCTCACTTAAATCTAATGGAGATGATTTTGAACTTGATGTTGAGTATGGATTTAAAATTGGTAAGACTGATAAACGATTATTTGAAGATACGGATAAGTTAGATTTCGTTGCAAGAAATACAATCAACATTAAAGATAATGTTAGTAAATACAAATACTCTAATGAGGTTGATGAACTTTATCAAGATAGTATAGATTATAAAAAGCACAAAGTTTCATTTCCGAGAACAGAAATGACAAACCAATATTAAAAAAAATACATTTTACAAAAAGAGTATACTATTTATTAGTATCTAAGGTTATTCACAATGAAAACAAAATCACTATTTGACCACATAAAAGAAATTACAAATAATCAAAACCCAAACTATTGGGAAGAGATTTCTGATGCCGATAAAAAAACTTGGTCAAATTATATGGTTCATAGGTTTTTATCTATGAAGCCAGAATGGATAGAAGTTGTAAATGAAATCCAAAAGTATTGGGAATTAGAACCAAAATCAGTATATCAATTCTACACTAATGTGATTCCAAAGGGTAGAACTTTCTTAAAATATACAAAATCTAAGAACAAATCTAAGATTGAGGGGTGGGCTATGGATATTTTATGTGATTATTTTGAAGAAAGTTCAGAAAATATAGAAAAAACACTTGACATTATGGGTAAAGATGTTGTATATTCTATCGTATCAAAGTATGGTGTAGATGAAAAGCAGCTAAAAAAAATATGGAGTAAAAAATGACAATTAAAGACACACCAAAGGGATTACCAGATTCAGCCTTGGACTTTCCAAGAGAAGTTGATGATGATGTCGTTGGATATATGGAAAAAAAATATCCTGAAATGACAAAAGAGTTTAGACAAATTCAAAGAGAACAATATGAATTGTTTCTAAGAAAACAACACGACTACGGCCCGCAAAATGTTGCGGTTGGTTCGTTGTTAAAAACCAAAGAGGATATTAAATTATCATTATTAGGATTATGGTTTAGAATACAAGATAAAACAGAAAGAATTAAAACACTATTAATGAGAGATGACGGAAATTCAGTTCAAGATGAGCCAGTAGTGGATAGTTATAATGATATATCAGTTTATGGAATAATGGCGCAAGTGGTGTCAAGAGGCAAATGGGCAAAATAAGTTATAGTCAGTTCGCAATGTGGGACAAATGTCCTTACACTTGGAAAGCAAATTATGTGGATAAAGCAGAAACTTTCAAAGGTAATATTTATACCTTGTTCGGTAGTGCTATTCACGAAACTATTCAAGCATACTTAGTTTGTTATTATGAGAGAACGATAAAAGAAGCAGATGCTTTACCACTTCACGATATATTGATTTATCGTATGAAAGAACTATACAAAGAATCCAAAGAACGATATGGGGATGAGTTTGAAGTTAATCAAAAAGAAATGATTGAGTTCACTAATGACGGATTCGCAATCATTGATGAGTTCTTAAAACGAAAGGGTAGTCATTTCAAAAAGAAAGATACTGAATTAGTTGGTATCGAAATGAACCTAAATTACAAACTACCAAAGAATATGAGATTTGTTGGGTTTATGGATGTTGTTCTACACGACAAGAAAACTGGTCGTATGAAAGTAATTGATATTAAATCATCTACTATGGGGTGGAATAAATATATGAAAGCAGATAAGAACAAAACTAATCAGTTATTATTATACAAACACTTTATGGCAAAACAATTAGAAATATCAGAAGATAAAATAGATGTTGAATATTTAATATTAAAGAGAAGATTATATGAAAATATGATGTATCCACAAAAAAGAATTCAGGCGTTCTCGCCAGCAAGTGGAAAACCAAGTGTTAATAAGGTTATGAATAGGTTACAAGAGTTCATAGATGAGTGTTATGATGACAAAGGTAAGATTATTGCACACGACTATGAAAAATGTGAAAAGCATTTAAAATGCAGAAGTTGTAAGGATTTATAATGACAGAACCAAGTTTAAGAATTAAAGTAACAGATTTTTTAGCAACAGATTTTGAACAAGAAGTATT